GCTCCGCTGCTGCTGCTAAGGTGGTCTTTCTGGTATCTCCTTCTGCTACCGTTAAGCCTTCTACTCTGGCAAAGGCCGGAAATGGGGCGATCATCCAAGGGCGGGCCGACGACGTAACAGCCGTACAGGTCCAGAAGCAGGCAGACTTTGCTACTGCTTACCAGATGATCACCCAGCTCAATCAACGGCTGAGTGAAGCGTTCCTCATCCTTACCGTAAGGCAGAGCGAACGCACTACTGCTGAAGAGATCAGAGCCACCCAACAGGAACTCAATGAGCAGCTCGGGGGAATCTATGGTACCCTGACTACTGAACTGCTGAGGCCCTACCTTCAACGTAAGCTCTTCATCCTTCAACGCTCGGGCGATCTGCCTAAGCTACCGAAGGGTGTTGTGTTCCCAACTGTCATTGCTGGTGTCGAAGGCATCGGCCGTGGTCAGGATCGGGAATCACTGATCATCTTCCTTCAAACCATTTCGCAGGCATTGGGCCCCGAGATGATGGCCAAATTCATTAACCCTGAAGAAGCCATCAAGCGTCTCGCTGCTGCCCAAGGCATTGATACCATTAAGCTGGTTAAGACCGCAGAAGAGATGGTTGCTGAGAAGCAACAAGCTCAACAGCAGATGGTCAATCAAACCATGCTCAACCAAGTGGGTGATCTTGCTAAGGCCCCACTCCTTGATCCTTCTAAGAACCCTGAAGCAACAGATGCCGTCAGAAACTTCATCGGCGCAAGCCAGCAAACTCCAAGAGTCGGACCTCCAGGGCCTCAACCCTGAGGACTATGAAATCTCGGATGATGATACGACCGAACTAACTACCCGTCGTAAATCAGCTGGACGCCCCAAGGTCAAGACCGACATTGCTCGGGTATCACAAAATAAGATTGTGGTTCCTGGTCTTGGCCAAGTCACCCTTGTTATCCACTAATCATTACCAATGCCTGAAATCACCTTTGACCCCACCGATCCAGCTGATACGGAGGCTAGGGAAGCAGAAGAAGCAAGACTTCTTGAGCTTGGCAGTAGGCTTCAAGACGAGGAAGAAGAGATTCGCAATGAGACCTATGACAAAGCTCGTAGGGACTCAGAAGCAGAACTCAACTATGCTGGTAAATTCAAATCAGCAGAGGACCTTGAAAAGGCATACCTGGAACTTCAAAAGAAGCTAGGTCAGAAGGATACAGAAGAATCGCCTTCGGATGAACAAACCGAGAGTGATGACTCCCAAGAAACAGAAGACTCCAGCGATGATGGGGTGTCAGAAACTGCTCAGCTCCTGAAGGATGCTTCGGCTGAGTGGTTCAATAACTCTAAGCAGTTGAATGCTGACACGCTTCAAAAGCTGAAGGAACTTCCCTCGGAGCAACTGATTGAAGCCTATCTTGAGCTTCAAAAGAATGTTACTCCAGTTCAGCAGGCCCTCAGTGATGCTGATGCTGATGCTATTGTCAAATCCGTTGGAGGCGATGAAGCATACAAACAGACCCTGGCTTGGGCTGCTGAGAACCTGAAACCCGAAGAGGTGGCTGCCTATGATAACGTTGTCAACAGCGGTAACAAGGACGCCATCTTCTTTGCGGTTCAGGCTCTGAATCAACGTTACAAAGATACTGTTGGCTTTGAAGGTCAACAGGTTTCTGGTAAGAACGTTCGTAACTCCGTCAAAGGATTCCGTTCACAAGCCGAACTTGCCCGTGCCATCTCTGACCCTCGCTATCGGAATGATCCTGCGTACCGCCTTGACATCGAGGCGAAGCTGGCTGCTTCCGGCGATCTGATCTGATTAACTGCCCGCGTCCGTGGCATCAAAACGGCGATTGTACACCGGATTGGATTCCCCGGTGGATGGTGAACCGTCCCGCTGCCTTTTCGGCGCGGACAACTAAATAAAACACCCCTCATGCCTATCCATTGGAAGCACAAACAGAGGGGTCGCTAGGTCGATAGCCCAATGTAGAGGCAGCCAGGACAACTGGAACTCAGTGCTGGTGCAAACCCAGCTCGACCTTTTGAGGATGGGACAACCTCGTTAAAAACCCAGTCATGACTGGAGTATTGGCCTGCTGCGGCAGACACCCAATACAACGGACGTATTTCCTAAAAACCAAATACTTTAAATCCGGATAAAACCCAAGTACTTGGAAAGCTGATAAACCTTCTCTTTCCTTAAAACAATGACTGCAACAGTAACTCAACTCGGCCAGGTTAATAAGGCCGGTGACAAGAAAGCCCTTTATCTGAAGCTCTTTACGGGCGAAGTGTACGAAGCTTTCCGCAACTCCACCATCGCTAAGGGCCTGGTGATGAACCGCACCCTGCGTGGCGGTAAGGAAGCTCAATTCATTCATACCGGTCGTATTCAGGCCGGGTATCACACCCCTGGTAATGCTATCCTGGGTTCCGGCAACCCTCCGGCTGCTGAGACCACCATCGCAATGGATGACCTGCTGGTCGCCTCGGCGTTCGTTGATAACCTCGACGAGACCCTGGCCCAGTATGACATCCGTGGCCCCATCGCCCGTCAGATCGGCCAGGCTCTGGCTGAGTTCTATGACCGTCGTATCTTCCGCGTTCTGGACCGTGCTTCGGGCCTGACCGCTGCTGTGACCGGCGAACCCGGTGGCTTCCAGATCAACCTGGGTGCCTCCAAGGAGTATGATGCTCAGGCTCTGGTTGATGGCTTCTTCGAAGCTGCTGCCCGCCTGGACGAGATCGCTGCTCCTAAGGATGGTCGTGTGGCCGTGCTGGCTCCTCGTCAGTACTACGCCCTGATCAGCCAGGTCGATACCAACATCCTGAACCGTGAATACGGTAACACCCAGGGTAACCTGAACAGCGGCGAAGGTCTCTATGAGATCGCTGGTATCCGCATCTACAAGTCGAACAACATCCCCTTCCTGGGTAAGTATGGTTCGGCTTCTGGCGCCAACATCGACGCAGCTGCTGTGACCGGTGAGAACAATAACTACGGTATTGCTTCGAACTTCACCAACAGCTGTGGTCTGATCTTCCATCGTGACGCTGCTGGCGTTGTCGAGGCGATCGGTCCTAGCGTTCAGACCACTGGTGCTGACACCAAGGTCATCTACCAAGGCGACGTGATCGTTGGCCGTCTGGCCTACGGTGCTGGTGCTGTTCGTGTGTCCTGTGCCGGTGCTTTCCGCAACGTCTGATAACTCCTAATTTGGAGATTATTAGGAATAGATTAGGAGGTCTCTACGGGGGCCTCCTTTTTTTTACCTGCCTGTATTAAAGGATTGAAATGACAACAAGACTTCAAGCCATTAACCAAATGTTGAGTGGCATCGGGCAGGCTCCAGTGGTCAGCCTAGATGTTGCTAATCCAGAACTGGCTCTTGCCCTGGAAATTCTGGATGCCGTTAATCGTGAAATTCAAGGAGAAGGCTGGCACTTCAATACGGAGATCAACTATCCGTTCATGCCAGACATTAGTGGAGAGATTCTCATCCCACAGAATGTTCTGTCCATCTCCGACAATAAAACCTCCAACGTTCAAAAGTACCAGACCGTACTTAGAAGTGGGAAGCTCTATGACAAGGTGAATCACACCTACACCTTCCCCACTGGTTCCCCCATCAAGTGTGATGTGGTATGGTTGTTTGACTTTGAGGATCTGCCTCAGGTCTTCAAGGACTACGTCACCCAACGAGCAGCACGAGTCTTTGCCGGTCGGGCCCTTGGCTCTACCGAGATGGTAAACTTCAATGCTCAAGACGAAGGCATCCTGCGTGCCAACTGCTTGGCCTATGATACCAATACATCAGAGGTTAACATCTTTGGTCTTGAAACAGGACAGAACTTCTATGTGTCCTACACCCCATTCCGTACCATTGCTCGCTGATGGCTGCTATTTCACAGAAAATCCCTAACCTTGTTGGTGGGGTCTCGCAGCAGCCTGATTCACTCAAGCTTAGTAACCAACTGCGTGAATGTATCAACTATTATCCTGATCCAACCTTTGGCCTTGCAAAACGTCCCGGCATTAAAGGCATTGGCAAATTAAGCAATGCTATTGCTGATGGAACGTGGTTCGTAACCTTCCGAGATGAGGAAGAACGTTACATCATTGAGTTTGGAAAGAATGGTACGCTGCGTATTTGGGATGCGGAAAGTGGAGTACAGCAGACAGTAAACACTCCAGCAGCATCTGCTACCACATACGCAACCCATACATCTTCTACCGATCTTTCTGTTCTTCAGATCAATGACTACACGTTTGTTCTGAATCGAAAGATCATTGTTCAAGAACAAGCAACCACCTCAGCAGCTCTTGTTCCTTATGGGTTTGTTGTTATCAATTCGGTTGGCTACAATACTGAGTATAAAGTCACCTTAGATACAACAAATTTTTCTTACACAACTCCAGCCAATATAACTGGAAACATCAACAGCATTGCCATTACCACGGCAGGTAGTGGATATGTTAATGGAACTTATACTAATGTTCCGTTAATTTATTCGACAACTCCAGCAGGATCTGGTATTGGAGCCAAGGCTACTGTTGTTGTATCTGGTGGAGCTGTTACTGGTATTACTGTTACATCTCCTGGATCTGGATACAAAGTTAATGAAGTATTAACAGTTCGTGCTCAAGATATTGGGGGAACTGGAAGCGGTGCTACATTTACAGTCAATGACATTAAAAGTGATGTCACCGCATTAACTATTGATCTGATTATTTCAAACTTAGTTAGTTTGATCAATGCTGGTGGTGTGTTTGCTGCTACTGGTATTGGAAACAGTATCCACATTCAACGAGTAAATAACGCAGACTTTTCAATTAAAGCATCCGGTGGTCAAACTGGTAATGCACTTGAAGCGTATAAAGGAGCAGTTAGTTCTATTGCTGAACTGCCTAGACAATTCCTAAATAACAAGGTTGTTCAGGTTCTAGCTTCTGCTGAATCTACTGGTGATGACTACTACGTCAAGTTCAAGACGAGCGATGGTAGTGCCAGTGGAGCAGGTGTGTGGGAAGAAACGATTGGTCCTGGTGTTAAGCTTGGATTGAATCCATCCACAATGCCTCATGCCATCATCAGGGAGGCTAATGGCACCTTTACCTATCGTCAACTTGGTCAAACCGAAGCAGCCAGTATTACTCCTACTGCTAGTGTGGCTGGTGTCCCTACAGCAGTAAGTATTACAACTTCTACAAGCGGACGCTATTCAATTGGGCAAAGCTTTCCAGTTTATGGTGGCAGTGGCTTGAACCTACGTCTGCGGGTAACAGACATCCGTACTGACAATGTCATTACAAACTATGCCTATTCTGGCGCGTCTGTTAACTTTATTGAGAAGTCGGTGTTTGCCGATAACTCGGTTACCGTAACATGGTACCTCAATAATCAGGTTCAAAGAATTACCTCGACCGATAGTTCAATTCAGATCAACAACCTCACCATCTCAAAGTTTGGATCGTATACCACTGTTACTACAGCAGCTGGAGCAGTCCTTACCCAACGGGCAGGTGTTACAACTGATGCTGAGTTTCCTGGTCGCATCAACGGAATTGAAATCAGTAGAGCAGGTCGTGGATATACGGCAAGCAATGTAGTCACAAGTGATCAAGGTGATACATTCACCATCAATACCGTAGCAACTGTTACTCAAGCGATTGATAGTTGGGCAGATAATTGGTGGCAGAATCGTAATGTTGGTGATGCTGAAACAAACCCACCTCCAACCTTTGTCAGTAGAAATCTGACGGGCATGTCATTCTTTAAGAATCGACTTGTCTTGATGGCGGGAGAGAATGTCATCTGCTCACAGGCTGGAAGCTACTTCGACTTCTATGCTTCAACAGTTATTACTTCTGTTGACAGTGATCCTATTGATATTTCCTGTGGTTCCTTGAAACCGATTGAAATCCGTTATGCTATCCAGATGGCACGCGGATTGGCATTGTTTGCGGATAATGCTCAATACATTCTAGAAACCACAACGGATGCCTTCTCAGCTTCTACAGCAGAGATTAACCTAATTGGTGCGTACAATCAAGATCCAAAGATAGCTCCGGTTGATATTGGCTCTTCGGTTATTATGACCGAACAAGGCGTCACCTCAACTGGTGTGTTTGAGATTCTGATTCCTGATCAAGGCATTGGTAAGGTCCAAGTTGCTGAACTTACAAGAATCATTCCGTCTTACCTTCCATCAGATCTTGCTGAACTGAAGGCCACCTCATCGGCATCTACCTTTGGTCTTCGTAGCCGACGTGATCCAAATACGCTCTACCTATTCAGGTTCTTTAACAGTGGCAGTGAGCGTCAAATGGCTGCGTGGTTCAAGTGGACCTTGCCCGGTGATATTGATGTCTTTGAGTTTGAACATGATCGGTTGTTCGTTGTGTATACAACCGCTACTGGAAACAAGGTTCTCGGCCATGTTAATCTATTGACCGATAGTCCAGGTGGCGCTTTGTTCTACGACAACAAGTTCATTGATCTTCGTCTGGATTGCTATACCTACAATCCAACCACTGTGTATCATGCTGGTTCTGATATGACCAGGATCTGCTTCAAGGATGGCACAGAGGATTCAACAATTCAACCTTGTCTGGTTAGCTTAGATACATTAGAGCCTGGTGTGGTTCAGTACCTTACTCAACAGTATGATGCTGCTGCCGCTGTTGGACAGAAGTATTACGTTGAGATTGAAGGCGATCAAACCAGCAAACGATTTGCTCTTGGGTATCAGTATCTATCCTCTGCAATTCTTCCTGCGTTCTATGTAACACAGAATGATCGCAAGGATACACTCAATGTACCACGAGTAAATCGCCTATCGATTGATAGTTATGATTCTGGACCGTTTGAGGTTACGGTGTCTTCTCTTGGTAGAGATCCATTTACCGTGAACGTTTCCCAGATTCCTGCAAACTTGTATCCGGCAAACACCCTTCCTGTTCTTCGGAATGCTCAAAACAAGATTCCGATCATGGCAAAGGGAACAGAAGTGGAAGTAAATCTTCAGGCTTCTTCCCCATTCCCATCGGCCCTGACCTCCATTGTCTGGGAAGGCACCTATAATAACAAAGGCATCCGCTCCATCTAAATGGGAATTTGTACCAAACTCATTGACAAGGCCCGACCCTACGATGTTGAATGGGTGGCCGACAATCTCCAACCTGAGGACAAGCAGGAGCTTGAGGGGCTAGGATTTGCAGACATGCGCCTGGCCCTTCGCCTTTCCGTTGAGGTGTCCGATGATCCAATCTGCTTCTGGAATCCAGACGGCATGATTTGCGGGGCTGCTGGGGTATCCAGAACCGATGCCCATAGCGGAGCCATCTGGATGTTAACCACACCCTATGTCCGCCAGTACCCCAAACTATTCTTAAAGGAGGCCAAACAGTGGGTCGATCGTCAGACCTCCTATCCATTACTTCACAACGTAGCCGATCCACGAAACCGAATGCATATGAAACTTCTTCATCTGCTTGGGTTCAAACGGTTGGCTTATGTTAGTGTTGGCCCTAAATCTTTAACCTATGTTGAATTTGCTAAGTTAATGCCATGTGCGTCCCAGTTGTAGTCGGTATTATTACCGGCCTTACTTCGGTTGTTGGATCTATTGCGGCCTACTCGCAACAACAACAGGAAGTTGCCTATCAAAACTCTGTCAATCAACAGCGGTATCAAGCTGAAGTTCAAGCATACGAACGTTCTGTTGTTGCTACCAAAGAACAGTATCGATTGAATGCTGAATCCGCCAATCGGGCTTATGTGTCTGAGCAGAATAAACTGCGTGCGGAGTATCAGAAGGCCATCACTGAACAACAAACATTGCTCACCTCGTCCCTTCAAACCCAAGGCACAATCTTGGCTTCGGGTCGTACTGGTCAGTCCGTTGGTCTATTGATGTCGGATGCGGAGAGGCAGTATGGAAGAGATCTGGCTACCCTTGGTGTTAACCTGGCGTGGACAGAGAACGACTTCTTTAATAACACTCAAGCTGTCTTTAATGAAGCACAGAGTCAGAATAACGTGGTTGCTTCTAACCAGATGCTTAAACCAAGTGCTCCAATAGCGGTGCCAGGGCCATCACCTATTGGATTAGCAACTGGTATTGTTCAAGGAGGTCTGAGTGGATTCCAAGCATACTCGTCTCTTAAAGCTCCAAAGGGTGAGAAGTAACAATGGCACAAATCTATCAATCACAGGGGCCTAGGGTTGCGATCCGAGGTCCACAGTCCGGAGTAGGATTTAATCCAGTTCAGGCGTTCGATCCATCAAGGCAGATTCTCAATCAGCAGGAACGGCAGATCGAACAGTATGCCGAGGCTGGCAGAGTCATGCTTCGTAACTCTGCTTTGAATGTAGAGGCGCTGTCACAGTTCTCAAATACTCTGAGTGACTTTCTGTTTAAGGAAGCAGAGAAGCGCAACGAATCAGAAATGAAGCTTGGCATGGCTGAGGTTTTGAATGGTGATCTTACCATCAAACCTGAGGCATACGATAGTTTCAAGTCTGCTGAAACTGCTCTTGCAAACAAGGCTTCTCAGGATGCTGCTCTTAGCGACACGGTTGCTCAGGTATCTCCTGCCGTAGCAGAACAGGCTCGTGCTGATAGTCCTGCTATCAATGGATGGAGGGCTTATGGTCAAGCCGTTGGACGTGCTAAACTTGCTGCTGCTTCCAGTCAGACGATCATGTCTGAGTTCATGGAAAGCGATAAGCCAGTTGTTCCCATCACCAATCCAGATGGTTCTACGAAGTTGATTGCTCCGAGGGATGCTAAAACTCCAGCCGAGATCATGGCATCGTTTGCTGTTGGACAGCAGATGTTCATTGATCAGGCAGGCATTTCCCGAGTCAATCCTGTCATCATTGCTGAGCATCTTACCCCTACCATGCTCGGTGTGAAGCAGGGGCTGGTCAGTAATCGTCTGGCTTCTGCTCGTAAGGCACTTCAACAGGAAGAGATTGAACAGGTCAGTGAATTTATTGGTGCTGAGGTTCTTACCCTTGATGCCAATGATCCACGTTTGATTCAAACCTTCTGGCAAACAGCCACCAGAGATCTTCAAATCGGTGGTAGATTGAGCCGTGGAGAAGCCAATCAAGCGGTTGTTGAATCCTTTATTGAACATGCTAAGGCTCTTGGTAGAACAGATCTACTAGAAGCTCTGGCTAACACGCCACTCATTGCTGATCAACCAAACGGTCCGCGAGTGGGTGATCGGTTCCGTCCATTGTTTGAAGCAGCTGCTCGTAATGTTGAGCAGTATAATGATTACATTCAAGGCAAGAAGGAGAAGGAACAGGATGATATGGTGGATGATCTATTGTCTGCCCACCAACTGCTTCTCACTCAGCCAAACGTAAACCCCTCACAGATTCAAACCAGCTGGGCACAGACCACCGATCAGCTTCGTGGTTTGGCTTCTGCTGGAAGTAAGAAGGCCGTGGATGCCCTTACTAACATGATCCAGCAGGGGGAAAACTATAACCCCTTCCTTGCTGCGGACCTTGCCAGAGACATTGCTTCTGGTAGGTATCCAAGCGAATCTAGTATTAATGAACTAGTACGGCTTGGTCGTATCACTGCCAGCGAAGCAAACGATCTTAAGAATCGAGTTCCCAGTTCTGCTGCTGTTGCTAAGACAAAGGCTCTGGAACCGGAAATTAAACGTCTTGTTCGCGGAGTCTATGCGGATACATTAGCAGTTCAAGGCATCAATGCTACCGACGCTGGATCAGCAGCAGCCCTACTTGAGGGTCAGATGTCAGATGAACTGTCTGAGTTGGCCCAAACATTCATTGAGCAAAATCCACAAGCCTCTCCTGCGGAGGTCCGCGACTTCCTGCGTACAAGAGCAGATGCCCTGATCAAACAGCCCCGCTTTACCCCTGTTATTAGGGATGGTAGAGTAGTGCCCAAGGCCCCCCTGTCAAATAATCCCAGGGTCCAAAGGTTTCTCAATCCAGTTACTGGAAGGCAAACCAGGGACTTCAGCACCGCCACTCCTGCTCAGGTACAGTCGTCTCGACCCGTATCTAAGACAGATTGGTTGATCAGCTCTCAAGAACTTGCTCAGAACACTCAGAACTTCCTGAATGGACAGCAACCCACTCCTCGGGTACGCGCTCTTATGACTGCGACTGGAAAGAGTTGGGACACGTTCTTGAGAGATCAATCTCAAGCTTATGGTATTCCCTTTACACAACTATCACAGTCCCAAGCGGCTCAGGCTGCTCAACAGCGTCGGGCTCTTGCCCCTGCTGCTGCTGCCATCCTGGTCAATCCAAATGCCTCTGCCTCTCAACGAATCAGAGCCTGGAACGACATCAATAATGCCCGCCAACGTCAAGTTACGCTCGAAACCAGTAAAAATGGAGGCCCTGCCCCTGGATCAACTCCTGGTGGTCAATTGGGGCCTGATGAACTTGTTCGCCTTGCAATCGATTCCGGCTTTAACAAGAATACTGCGCCAATCATGGCAGCCATTGCTCTTGCTGAATCGGGTGGTAGGTCTAATGCTCACAACCCCAATCGGTCTACCGGAGATAATTCCTATGGTCTCTGGCAGATTAACATGATTGATGAGCTTGGTAACCAACGCAGGCAGCAATTTGGTCTCAAGCGTGATGAAGATCTTTGGGATCCGGCAACCAATGTTCGAGCAGCAAAGCGTGTCTTTGAATCGCAAGGACTTGGAGCCTGGACGGTCTACCGTACCGGTGCGTACCGTCAATATCTTCCGGAAGCAAAACGCGCTCTTGCTCGTCTTGGTGTCCGGTAAACAAGAAACACATTTGGTGAGGGGTCAATGCGTTGGCCCCTTTTCTTGTATCAACTATCAACCCTTATCCCTGCGGGGACCATATCATCAACGATGACTAGCAGTTGGAGAGAGTTTGGCAGCAGCCAACGCCAGGGTGTCGAAGATCCTCTGGAACGCAACAAAAAAGATGAAGAGGAGCGGAGGCGTCAGCAACAACAGCAACGCCAAGCTCAGGAGCTTAAGAAAAAGCAACAAGAAGAGTCCGCTCGTACTCGTAATCCACTTCAACCCGTCTTTGATGCTGTTCAACAGCTGCCTGGAGTCAAGGAAGGGATTAACATTTATCAACAGGCAGCAGCAGCACAAGAACAAGCTGTTCCCCAAGAAAAAGCATTTAGGGAAGCAAGCCGTGCTATTGTTAAAACACCAGTTAATTTAGTTGAGGGTGTTCTTAATACTGGTGAACTGGTCAAAGATACAGTAGTCAGTCCCCTTCAAAAGGATCCTACAAAGAACCCCTTCGATAAGCGGTACGTTCAAGCCGTCTATGACTTTAAGGTTGAGGGTCCTAAGACTCCGGTTGGTAAGTTTGCTGAAGGTGTTCTTACCTTTGCAACCGGTATGTCGGCTGCGGCAAGGGTTCTTCCATCGGCAGCCATCAAGCTGGGTACAAAAGGCGTTGGCCTCAAAGGCGCCATTGCTGCTGGCATCGTTCCTGGTGCTGTGGCAGACTTTATGTTGGCCAAACCAAACGATGGCAACCTGAGCAACCTTGTTCAGAATATGGTTCCGGAGCAGTATCGGGACTCCTTTATGTTTGCTCTGGCAACCGACAAGGCTGATAATCCTTGGCAGGCACGCCTGAAAACGGTCCTGGAGGGCGGCGTTGCTGGTGCTGCGGGCGATTCCCTCGTTTGGATGCTGGCAGGCCGTAGGGCCGCTCAGAACGCTCTTAAGCAGGGCAAAACAAAGGATCAAGCAATAGCCGAAGGTCTCAAGGCAACAGAGGAAGCCAAGGCCGCTGCTGATAAGAACAACGTTCGTACCATCCGTCAAGAGGGAACTCGGTGGTCGGATGCTCAGCAGAAGGAAATTAATAGTCTTCTGGACAAGGAACAGAAGCTGCTGGAACAGGAACAGACCATGCGTGATGCTGGTTTGACCGATGAGGATCCACAACTTCAAAGCGTTGTCAGAGACCTTGAAGATATTCGCCTGAGTCAGGCACAGCTGGACGATGAGATCATTCGTGGCTATGATCCGGATGATCCGGGTTTGATGCCCCACGAACGCTCTGCCTACAAGGAAGAGGTTGATGTCAATCAAGTTGTTAAGCAGCAGCTTGAGGTAGAGAATGGTCCTATTCCAAACTCTGCTCGGGTTCCTGATGCCCCTTCAAGTTTCCGAACCAACATCTCCGCTCACGGTGGTTCTGATCATATCCTTACTGATGCTGCCTATCGTATCCTGAATTTGGACGATGAGGTAGAGCAGTATGTGCGTCAGACTACTCGTCGTACTGATCTTCAGAATCTTGCCAAGAGCCTTGGACGTTCCACCGATAGCATTGTTAGTGATGCTGCTCGAATCGTTCAAGATGTGCGAGATGCTACCCGTACCTGGAATGAACCCACCGATAATATCACGGATCTTCTGAAGAAGTCAGGAGCCATGATGGAAGTGCGTGGTGCTACCGATGGTACTTCTGGTGATATGCTTACCAGAGAAGGTGTCGTTGCCCTCAAGGCACTGATTACCGACACCAGCAATCAAATCTTCGATCTTGCCCTTAACGCAGACAAGGCCCTTGAGGCACGTCTTGCTGGTGGCAACCAGTTCGATCGAATGGTTGATCGGCTTGTGACAATGCTGGGCCTACATAAACAAGCTGCTGTGTTCCATGGCGGAGGTCTTCAAGCCTTTGGGTTGGACCTGATGAGTGGTATCAACGTTCGGGCAGATGCTGCCGATGATAGCGTTGAGCTTACCATGCGTCAGGCCAGAGAATGGGCTGCCAAGGTCAAGGAACTTAAGCGGATTGGTGATCCTGATGCCCAGGAACAACTGGAGAAACTGGTAAGGGCAATGGCTCTTGCTGGTGGTAATCCTACCAAGGCCGTCAATTTTACTTATATTGCTGCCAAACTTGGTGTAGATGAGCTGATGAATGGAATGTATAACTCCATTCTGTCTGGTCCTATCACGCACCTGCGTAACGTCATTGGCAACACCTATGCCCTTGTGGAGCGGCCCACGTCGATCCTACTCCAGGGTGTGCTCAATAACAATGAGAGTCTCCGTCGTTCAGCAATGGCTGGCTATCATGCCATTTACAGTAGCGTATCGGAAGCGTGGCAGGTTGGATTGACCTCCATGCGAACTGGAGATTCTGTTAACCTAAATGCTAAGTTTGTCATTGAGGATGCTCAAGCCCTTGCTGGTATTGAACGTCTTAAGATGGCTGCTCAGCCTGGAACTGCTGAGGAACGTGCTGCGGGCTTCGTTGA